ACATAGAGGCAAGGTCTGTACCTAACAAGCCTTTGCGGTACAGTTCTCTGTATATGATTAATGTACCATCACTTGGGTCAACTGCTCCCCATACACATGCACTCTCTGATGCATAACCATAGTCAATGCCCTTAATGCGTTCCCAACCTATGGGGATTTCAAACGGCGTGACTACATGGTCAAACGGGTTAAACTCAACAAAGGCTGCGCCTTCTGCAACATCCCAGTTACCGTCAAGTAATTGCTGACGTTGGGTTGGCGGCAAAGCATTTAGCATTTGTTCGTATCTGCCGTCTTCTGCTAGGTAGGGGTTATCCTGTAGTCTAGCAGGTATAAACTTTCTTGAGAGACCGTCAGCGCCTCTAAAGCTTTCACGGGGCGGAGCGGGGTCTATGTATCTCTTCTTAACCCAATTAGCTCCTGAGCCGCCGGGGTTAGCTGTACAACGCATAAAAGTCTCAATCTCTGAGTCTGTAGTACGTAGTCGTGAGCCGAGGTAGTTCCAAGCAAACTCTGTGGGTAGGTGAGTAATCTCATCAAAACCTATCCAACTATATGCTTGACCTTGATAGCGATATACATCTGCGTCACGCTCCAAGAAACCAAACTCTATCTTTGCTCCGCTTGGGAAGTTCCAAAGCTTTTCTACTTCTTTGTACTTACAGCCGGGAAAGGCTTTAGGGTACAACTCTCTGCTTTTGTCTATTAGTTCTCGAAGTTCTGGCATCGAGCGTCTAAGTATTAATCCTCTGTGTGCTGCTCTGTGTGCATACCGGAGGGGGTCAATTAACATTGCGTATGACTTACCACCACCTGCTGCACCACCGTACAGTACATCTGTCTCACCTGCAGCTAGAAAGTCCTCCTGCGGACCTTCGTTAGCCTTAAAGATGACATCCTCAGTTGCTTCAGCTTGGAGAGCTGTTGGGATGTCATCCAACTCATCGGCGTTTACAAGTTGTTGTTGCTGCTTGTTTTCGAGTTTGTTGAGAGTCTTTTTTGTTGCGTTAATAGACTTCTTGTAATTATCTATTTTGTTTTGTGCTGCTTTGAGTTTCTTTTCTTTTTCTTTTACTGATTTCTTTGCAGACATCTTAGCTTTAGTTTTAGAGTGGTAGGTGTAACCTCTACCCTTTGAACCTTTAGCTCTTCCACCCTTTTTGCGGGGAGTACCGTCACGCTTTAGTTTAAAGTTACCGTCTTCGTCTGTCAGGTACTTGTCGGGGTTAATGTCCCAATCATTTTCTTTCTGCAATTTTCTTAAGCCCCATGTGCGATATTGAACGTCCTGTTTCGTGGGTTAACCACATACTACCGTCTCTTAGACTCATTGTTTTGTTTTTAATCATTGGTATGATTTTGTCTAGAGCTTCTAGTTGTTCGGGTATAGTCTCAAGCAGTTCAGTGTTGTCTTCGTTGAGTTTATATCCAAACGGTATAGTGCTACTAGTCCTCCTCATATTCTCCATCTATAACCACCTCTTTTTTTGCGGGGATTATAAATAGACCACCACCGGAGCTAACATTAACATCTAAGCGTTCTGTTTTTCCTAAGCCTACACGGTCTAGGATTTGCTGTGCTGCTGCTATACGCATGTTAGCTTGTGGTATAGGTTCAGGGCTATCCATAATCTGAACAAGCTTAGAAGCTGCTTTAGGAGCATTCTGAGCCATGATGCTTGTAGCTATGTCAAGTATTTCGGACTTAAGACTTTTAACTACTGCGTAATGTGTTCCTTCTGCATAGCCTGCTTCTTGTGCAGCTAGTTTTACATCACCACCACAACGAGTTAAATTATCTAAAAAGGATTGTTGTTTTGTAGTGAGTTCTTTTGATGCCATGCTTAAAACCTTAATAGTATATGTATACTCTATAGTATAC